TTTTACCTAATATGAAACGTATCATATGGAAAAAACCATCATTATTACCTCCCCTTCCACGAATTCCTCAACCCATTCAATCGTATCGTTGGAAATTATAATATCCTTTGGCACATGTAAATATAATAATCACATATCCTTCCACCCGCATACCAACCCTGTAAGGGGGTCCCGTGTTGTTACAACATTCTTAAAATGGACATTTCCCTCCTTAAACCCAGTTACTCCCTTTATAGATTCCAATATACGTTTTCGTGAACCAAAGAATGCATGTGCAACACCTTCATCCTTTGAGTCATGTCCTACCCCTACAGACCAAGTATCATCTACATCAATTACCCCTCCATTCTCAACGACAAGGTTGTATACAATATCTGTATAGGCATATTTAGTAACATTCTCCTCTTTCGCTGGATATACCCATTGCCCAGTATCATTAATTACTGGGTGCCAGGGTGTTATCCAGGTGTTCTTATATTTACATATAGAATGTCCATTTTCTTCTTTTGTTTGAAGAGCGATTGTATACTCTACACGAGATGGCCCCGTTGTTGTCCAAACCATCATTCCAGCACGAAGTTCCTTCATAGGAATACGAGTATTTCCTGCCATTAATATCATTGCTGTTGATGCCCAACATCCTCCTCCGCGATTCATAAAGGCTGTACCCATATTTATAGGTGTAGTAGCTACAGTGAATACTCCTCCATACAGTGTTTGACCCGTTGGTGTAAGAGGTGGAAGATTACAGAATACATCATCCCCTAGACTACGCAGTTCTTTAAACAATTTTCCTCCAATCACTTGAAACGCGTGGTCCTTAAAATTCATAGACTGCTCTAACTCCATCGCACGCTTATAAGACCGTGTATAATGCTCACCCCATGTTCTATAAAAGCGAGGAGCCATACAAAGTTGCCCCTCATCATCGTCCCCAATTGGTTTCAAATCACGCACAAGCTCACTTGCTTTAAAATCAGATGAAGTACTGTATGTGTGATATATACCCTGATATGCATTTATATCACCTTGATGTCCTACGCAAAACGTCATCGCCTCTAACATAGAGTATCGAGCCCACACATAGCCTGAAAGTGTGCCATTTGAAACAGGAACAACTTCCTCTCCAAAACTCACATGTATTGGCTTCTTTACAGTTTTAAATGTAATATTTCTCGTCTGTCCGTATTGAATAAGACTCGTATTATGTGTTGAGCTGCTTCCATCATCATAAGTGACATATACCACCTTATCCTTTGATGCAGTGGCAAGAACACTTGCTGCCCAGTTAATAAACACCGTCCCCACCATGGAATAATCTGGGATATATCCAAAACTTCCACGCCCTACAGAAGCAATGGAAGAAAGAAGCTTTGAATTTAAAGCATTTCCAAATCCAAATATATTCATATTTCCATTTCTCTCTATCTTACTATATGCGACAGATTCATCTTGGCAAGGAGGACGAATATTTGCTTCTCCATCTGTCAATAGCCCTAAGACAACATTTGAATGAATATACTCTGGCTTTTTACCCACAGTATTTAAAATTTGCATACAATGCCATATATTGGTTGAACTATTCGCTGTAAGGTTTTTTATAATATTAAAAGCAAGGTCTTTTCCTGCATCGTCCATTCGTGTAGGAGGTAAAGCAAGAGTTGCAGAATCACTAAATGGAACTATATAGAATATATCATCTGGACCAAGTTCTGTTGCAATTGCACGAAGAGCATGTTTTGTTAAGTCCAATCGAGTAAAAGCAAGCCCTCCTGTTTCTGTTATATCACACGCAAGAGTGTTCATAGAACCACTTGTATCAACACCAAGACCCATAACAATTCCCTGACGAGTACCCTCTTCAGGTGGGGTAACCTCAATATTTAGAAATGAACCATTAGCCTTTGTTTCAAGGGTTGCTTTCAATGATACAGCTGCTTCAATAAATGGCTTTACTAGCACTTGAGGAGTCAATACCTTTGTTTTATTATAGCGCTCAATCATATCTTTTAAAAGGCGATTAGGTATAAGTTGACTTTCTCTCATAGGTTGACGATTTGTAGGAGATGTTCCATGTTGTCGTAACCACTCTGTAATAGCACGCCTTTCATAATTCGTTCCATCTGAACCAGTAACAGGGTCCTCCATGATATCATATGTAATTGGGCATGTGATATCAGATAATTTTATAGTAGCAGACATATTGCTGTGTATACTTTTAGAAATAACACCAGTTTTTTCAATTTTTTTAACGTGGTCTAAACTATCTAGATGAACCCATAGATAGAATGGAATGTAACCTTACAGCTATATTAAAAGGTGGCCTTGGAAATCAAATGTTTCAAATTGCAACAGTCTACAGCATATAAAACGGGCAAGGTAAACACCCTTCTTTTTATTATACAAATGTCTTTGCAAAAATACCCTTTGTTGAACAAATACATATAGATAGAACTATTCCTGAAAAGTCTTGGTTATATTATCCAGTTATAGAAGAAGTAGGAGGCAATGATACATGTGGGACAATTTGCCTAGATGGATTCTATCAATCTGAAATACATTTTCAAGACCATATTAATGAAGTAAAAGCACTCTTTACTCCCTCTTCAGGTATAATTGAATATCTAGAGAAGAATTCAAATATATTTGAACTGTTTCCTGAATTAAAAGAAGAGCATGATTATGCTTTTATTGGAATTAGACGAGGAGACTATATAAAATATAATACATTTCATAATCCATGTGGAATGGACTATTATAAGAATGCTATGGGGAAATTAGGTAAAAAGAGATACTATATTGCGTCAGATGATATGGATTGAGTTCGTAATAATTTTATAGGTGACATGTTTTATTATTTTGATATCGATGACGATGTAATACAATTATATACTACAGCTCTCTTTAAAAATTATATTATTTCTAATTCAACATTTCATTGGTGGGGTAGCTTCTTATCTATATATGAAAATCCACGTATTCTTGCACCTGATAAATGTTCTTTTGGCGCAGATGTAACGTTTGATAAATATTGGTCTATATATCGAACAAATATGGAAGTTATAGAAAGGGCAATCGAATCATAGTTTTGTATACGTCTCTTTCGCACAACTCATTGCTTCCTTTAATGGAAGACCTGACTCTTTTGATACTTTAAAAAGGTGTTCTTGCCATCTATTTGGTTTAAATTCTGGTTTCTCTTGTTGCCTTTGTTGCTTTTGTTGCTTTTGTTGCGGTTCATTCTTTTCTTCACGGTGTAACGCTTGTATATCATCTTTTGTTACAAGAGTCTCCGTTAAGTTCTTTAAAAGAAGATGATTTGATAATAATAATTCTGTGTGCTCATTCATTTGTTTCTGTAAATTTGTATCAACCTTTGACTCAAACTCGGCAATATATTTAGACATTCTTGTATTTTCTTCAACAAGTTTATGTACTGTATTAAGTATATCTTCATTCAGGTTTTCTCCTTTCATTGTATTAACTGTTATAGCAGCAAGCTCAACAGCAGCAACAAATTCAGCTATACTTAATGAACGAATCGAACTAGATATTTCTTTTCCTGCAGGCCAACGAAATTCAGCAACCTTACTTCCAATACCACTCTTCAACCCTATAAATGCTAATGCTGGCATTCTAATACGCTAGCATTAGGATAATACAATAAAAAATACGTAGTTTATACACCGCATGTTATAACAGATACGGTTGCTGCATTATTCGTTGTTATTGTAAATGAATTAACCGAAGCAATTGTATAATAAATGCCAACACCCACCGTATCACCGAATGTTACCGCGTACAAAGTATTTGTATAAGCAACGGGTAAGTTTATTGTTTTTGTTGTAGCACTACCAAATACAATTGTTGAATATTGTACTATAGGCACTAATGCTCCCTTAGCATATAAATTGCCAGCAATGGATGCTCCACCACTTACAACTAAAGCACCTGTCCCAGTTCCTGTCGATGAAGTTGTATTTGTTGTCACAATTGGCTGAGATGTTGTCCATGCTTGCCCTCCTTGAAAAGAATAGTTCCCAATTATTTGTTTTAATACAGTATAATCTCCAGCAGATGCCATTCTATACGGCTATTAGATTTTCATCTACTTTTTGATATATTTCAACAAATGTCATAGAACCACAATGCGTTTGTAATAGTTCTTGTAAATGTTTGTTGATATATATTATATCATCAAATACTTGTAACTTATTAAACCGTATAAGTTCATTTAAAAATATGTACACGTCCTTCCTCCTTATTTGACCATATCGATTCAAATATTCCTTTCCTATATATACTTTCAAATGGCCGGATGGGATTGTCCATTCATCACGCAATAACATTTCTTCTTTTGTAGGTGGTAACGTATATACAACACATGTAGCTGGGATGTCATTGGATGATATGTATGTATCATATATATCACCGGCTTTACTTACAATTCTAGCATCTATACCCCATGTATTAACATGTTGTAAAATACTATGTATTTGTTTATTTGTAACAAGTGATAATTCTATCTGGCTCATTATATATACTATACGGTTAATGTTTATATATCATCTTCTGAATCGGATAAGTCTTGAACGACTGGGTACACATCATCGCTATCACTGTCATCATAATCTGAATCAGTTTGATAAATGTTTTTACATGACCATATACAAAAGCCGTAAGCAATTAAGATAAAAAAGAGATTCATTTAATTAGTCTACATAAAAAATACCAGTTACGGGGCTTGAACCCGTGACCTTGTGGTTAAAAGCCACACGCTCTACCTACTGAGCTAAACTGGTATGACCTCCTTAGGAGCGGTTGCAACTTTCAACTTTTGTACGTTACGCATCGTTATTATAAACTATATTCGTATAGTACATAATGCCCAATACTCCGGCGATATTCGACAATAATAATATAACACTATATGCTATAGGTGGGGCGTTTGGCATTAATACAAGACCCATGAGTTTGTTAGACGTACAGAATAAAGCACAGGCAAATAGCCAAAGTTTGTATAGAGAAACTGGGGAGGACGAAACAATTTCTTTACCTAGGACTACAATTAGTTTAGGTGATTTTTTAGGTAAATATACACCGCAATGTACTGGTAATATTGATAAGCAAGAGTACTCAGCCTTGGCGGATGGGGTGCAAGGTGTAATAGGATTTAATGTGGAAACACCAACCTATGAAATTCGCGGAAGAACGTTATACAGTTTAAAGATTCGTCCGTATTGTTATGCAAATAAACACGGGGCTGCCACTAGCGTCGAGACAAGTTCAGAAGAAGTATGGATTATGTATGGAACGGACGCACAACTATCAGCAAGTCCTCGTATGGGTGTACAATTAGGAGTCAATTTCAACACTTTGACTAATATAAGGATTCCCTCTAGTACGCTTACCCCTTTTGTACTCCTAATTCATATCAAAATAACCGCCTCTAGCTATATATTAGGGGTACCATTCGGGAGCGTTACTCTATGGAAGGACTGGGTATATCAGGTTAACTATAATGGTTTAACACTACGATAAGGCTATAGTTTGCATGTAATAAGTTTATTTATCATAGATTGTTGTTCTTTTATTGCTTCAATGAGTATACCAACAATATTTCCATATGCGACAGATTTCATATCTTTCTCATCTGTGAAAACAACTTCAGGTAAAATATCTTCTAATTCTTGAGCAATAACACCCATATTTCTCTTTGTTCCATTTTTAGGTGTATAATAGACTCCACGCATCTTTAAAACTTTATCCAATGCTGAATCAATTGTCACTATATTTTCTTTTAGACGTTTGTCAGAATACGCTGTTACGTTTCCCCCAGCCGTTATATCACGTCTTACATCTAAATCTCCAAGCAGGTTAATGCTCATCAGTAGACCACGAACTCCACCATATGTAAAATTATTATCCCAAAAACTAAATCCACCCACGTTACCGCTTCCAGGATCATTTATAAATTCGGTTGTACCCTCACCAAGTCGTAGGTTATTCCATGCTGCTACGCTTCCTCGACCATCTAATCCCCAAAATAATTTACCAACTACACTTAAATTACTTCCTATATATACATCCTTCGAAAAAGATGCTCCTCCAGAAACTTGAAGTGCTCCTGTACCTATAGAATTAATCCCCCTAATGTTATAAGGTGATGGTAATATAGTATTTGAATCTAATTGTATATTTGAACTAGAATATATACGAGTTGTATTTGCTATATATACATCACCAGTTTTATTAATGTGAAGAAGTGCATTATTCAAAGGTTGTGTGTTAACAAGACTAGCCGAAGTATCATAAAAAGAAAATCCACCCGCGCCACCGCTTCCAGGATTATTTATAAGTTCTGTTGAACCACCACCTGCATTTGATGTATTCCATGTTACTTTACTTTGATATATAGCACCATTCCATTTCCAACCTATTTCTCCCTTTACATTTAAATTATTTTGTATAACAGCATCCCCTCCCACATTTAATCCTGCTGCTGATACTTGTAATGTACCTCCGCCATTCCCATACAGGGATCCTCCTATATACGTATCTCCATAAATGGACGCTCCCCCTGCACTTACAACCAATGCTCCGCGTGTCCAACTTGCTGGTGCTATAGAACTAATTACAATTGGACCTGTTGTAAATGTACTTTTTGCTACATATATACCTCCTGACATAATATTCAGCGCACCCCCCCCTACACTTCCATCCGCTGTATTACTTGTTACAAGAGGTAATGCAGAAGTTCCTCCAACTCCAGAATATATACTTCCTCCTACATATAAATCTCCATAAATAGATGCTCCGCCTGCCGTAACTTGAAGGGCACCTGTTCCTAAGCCTGATACTGCCGCAATAGAACTTATTATTACAGGATTAAATGTATACGTACTTCCATATATGGATGCTCCACCCGCCGTCACTCGAAGGGCTCCTGTTCCATACGAGGTCGCTTGTGTAGTATCAGTTATCGTTAAAGCATTCTTCATATAAGTACTCCCATATATAGATGCTCCTCCATTTACAATAAGAGCTCCTGTTCCTAGAGAAGTTGCTGTTGTAAATGAACTTATAACCAATGGCCCTGCCATATAAGTACTTCCATATATGGATGCCCCTCCTGCTGTTACTTGAAGGGCCCCTGTTCCTAGACTTGTTGCTGGAGCGATTGAACTAATAACAATAGGCCCACTTGTAAATGTACTTCCATATATTGATGCTCCACCTGCCGTTACTTGAAGTGCTCCTGTTCCATATGAAGTAGCCTGTGTAGAAGATGATATTATTACATTTCCTCCTATCCAAGTATTTGTCGATACGTTCAGCCCACCTACATACGTACTCCCATAAATGGATGCGCCCCCTGCTGTTACTTGAAGAGCACCTGTCGTTAAATTTGAGGCAGGTGATATAGAACTAATTACAATTGGTCCACCTGTGAAAGTACTTCCATATATAGATGCTCCTCCTGCTGTTACAAGAAGTGCACCTGTTCCTAGACTCGTTGCGGCTGTAAGAGAACTTGCTACAATAGGTCCACCTGATATAGTGCTGCCATATATAGATGCTCCTCCTGCTGTTACTTGGAGGGCTCCTGTTCCTAAGGTCGTTGCTGGAGCTATTGTACTAATAACAATTGGTCCTTTTGTAAATGTACTTCCATATATAGATGCTCCTCCTGCCGTAACTTGAAGTGCTCCTGTGCCTAAGCTCGTTGCTGGAGCGATAGAACTAATTACCATAGGGCCACCTGTGAAAGTACTTCCATATATAGATGCACCACCTGCCGTAACCTGAAGTGCACCGGTTTGTAGACCAGTTGCACTTGCCGTATTATTTGTTATTATAGCTGCTATTCCCCCCCCTCCACCTCCTGCCATACCAGCTTGATAGACACTTCCACCAACATATAAATCACCATATATACCTGCACCTCCTGCACTAATTACAAGTGAACCGGTGGATAGAGATGTAGCTGGAATCATAGAACTAATAACAAGTGGTCCACCTAAAAAAGTGCTTGCTCCTGATATAGCTGCTTGAAGACCTCCTGCTAAATAAGTATCCCCAGCAACTCTAATTTCTTCAAAAAAAGAGGCTTTTGCTGTAGGCATTCTATTTTTGGCTTTTGTATTTTTTATATTCTATTTTACGAATCTTATATTGTCTTTATATTTATGTTTGATAAAAGGAAAGGATTCACTGTATGTGTAGCCCACTCTTTTACAATACCCACTGGGCGAACTGTATTCATATCCAAAGCCCACTCATTATTTGTGAAATAGCTGCGAACTGTAGTGTCTTTCCACTCTTTTACAATACCCATTGGGCGAACTGTATTCATCTGTCGCTGCATATCAGCCTTCTGGTCCCGTACTGCCTGTGAACACGTTCCTCCAGGCCAAGATGAAAGCTCCCATTCCCTCTTCTTAAAAAGCTCCATCTCAAAATAGGAACGACATGGGCACATAGAATCCGTGCCACATACAAGCCCATGATATCTATTTTCCCACCAACACGCGTCATCAGGAATACGAAGCTTATTCCTCATATACTTATCCTCATCACAGTATGAACACAGGCCGTGTACCAAAGGTATCTCAAACGTAGGGGCACAAGCATAACAAATACCCCTCTCCATGCAATCCTCCTTTGTTAGCTCAGGAAGCTCCTGTACTTCAATCAAATAAGTCTCTTCTGTTGACATCTTATATTGTAGGGATACATTCCATGTCGGTAAGGTTCATTTCACTTTTTTTATGTTAACGTAAGAGACGTTTCATACTGATTTGCCAAGCAGGGTTTAATATACCCTTATGGTTTCTCCAACGAAGAAGCATACTGAATATAACGTTTTCTCCTCGTATTTGTATAGAATTCCCATTCTTCACTCCCTCATATGTAAGAGATGTCATATCCGTCGTTGAAATCCTATCGGTGTGGAAAGACCCATCCCTATAGAGGATAAATACCTTATCACGCTGTGATTCTAAAAGTTTTGAGCTTAAAAGGGTTAGATTCAGCGTAGATGCATGAAGCCTCAAATACTCGTTAATAGAGGTATTTACTATGGCTGCCTTCCTTCTCTTATCAATTTCCTCCCTTTCCTTCAACTGGTTAAAGAATGGAGATACATTGCTAAGACCAGTAACTAAGGATAGATAGGTTTCACGCGGGGGGATTGTCTCTGTTATACCCGAGTCAATAGCTACATACTGGCGAAGGTAATTGTCATAATAGAAGCCATCGTATGTTACAGCAAAGAGTGGAAACTTGACCTGTAGAGAAAGAAATTGAGGTAGCCTGTCAATAGATGTTGCTCCATACTTAAACTCTACCTTACAGTGTCTAGAGCTTTCTGACCCAATGAATTCTACATTAAAATCATTGTGAGACCCCCTTCCTCCCTTTGGATGTAGAATAATTGAAGAAGGGGTACTTGGAATTGAATCTAATATAGCCTTCCAGCCATCTCCAACAATTCGCCACAAAGGACCGTATATAGCATCCTCTAAGAAAGAAGTAGGGGGTGCTAGACAGTATTTGAGGACTCTTTCACGAGTCTTATTATTTACATCATTGTTATTCCGTGTACCAGGGACAAAGAATGTCTGGATATCTTCGATGCATAGCATTGTAGCTGTAACCGCTAGTTATAGACTTAGCTGCTTCACTTTTTCGTACCAAAAAAAGGCTTTGCCATACATGGATTGACTGCCTTCGTTGGTGATAGGCGCGGTGGCAGCACCACTCCTACCCTCACCCGCAGCCAAAGAGGACAGGTAGTCTGGGGCCAGACGCTCCACATACAGCTAAGGCACGTATGAACTCTCTTAAAATGGGTGCTCTCTCTTGCAGCCCCACAGTGGATTTGAGAATTTAGCCTAAGACTGTATTTCAACTTTTACATTAGATTGAAAAGACAAAGACTCTTCAAATACCCCCATAGGACTCTTCAAATCAATCTATATTAAAAATTGAAAACATTTGAAGAGTCTTATAAGAGGCATCGTCAATCTAACATAAAAATTGAAATACACTCTTAGGGATAAAAGAGGTATAACAACTACAAAATGAGCTTTAATATTGCAGCACTGAAGAAAGAATTAGCGGCATTGGCATCGGCGCCATTGGCAATAAGTGAGCCTAAGAGCCATAAGGAGTCTAAGAGCCATAAGAAGCCTAAGAAGCCCAAGGCTCCCAAAGAGGCAAAGGAAAAGACCCGTAACGGGGGAAAGTTTGATGAGTGGAATGCCTTTGTCCTTGCTACTCAGAAAGACATGGCACGCCTCGCCGGCCTCCCTGCATACGAGTCTTATGAATCCCATGCAGCATTCATCAAAGCTGCAGGAGAGAAGGGGTGTGGGCGTGTCGCTGCCATGCAGGAAGCAAGTAGGCGTCGTGAAGAGGCTACAGGCGAACTGTCTTTTGTCAAGAAGAGAGCTGCTGCTGCAGCTGCTTACATAGAAGAGCATCCCCACATTGAAGAGGGTGAGGAGTTAACCTACATACAGCGTCTTCGCAATCGCCTAAGGGAACAAACCTCTTTACATACAATTGATGAGTGCGAGGAAGAGTCTTCTAGGCCAACATCCCCTCTTTCCGTATCTGAAGACCCCTTGAAAGTAGCCGGCCTTTCTGCCCCCTGGATATGGAAGCTAGTAAGTGGAAGCCCCTACTTCATCAATGGAACTACAGGGGAAGCCTTCTATATAGAAGAGGGTAACATAGGAGAGCGGGCTGGGGTATACGATAAAGAAACAGATATAATCGATACAACATACTAAAGAGAAGTCATAAAGTCATACAGTAATAAAGCCATAAAAATACAAAATAACCCCTTTTTTGGTACCTCAAAAAGTGAAGTGTACCTTTGCCCAGCTAAAGGTATCAGTTCTACAATGTATCCCGTGCTTAATATTGACCTCGATAGACACGCTTATATACTCTTGGTGGGTGCACTTGAGTTTCTCCTCTTAAGTACCATTCTTGGTATTATAATGACCGTATCACAGAGAAAGAATATTAGTAATACATCTCAGGGAAAGACACACTCAAACCAGTCAAGTGAGTCAGCTCAGGCAGAATCAGACTCAGACCAGTCAAGTGAGGCAGGTCAGGCAGAGTCAGAGCAACACTCAGAAAATGATAAAGAGGAAGGGGGAGAAGAGACAACCCTTCTTAATACTGCTCTTCAAGAGATTGATACCCTGCCATCTGACGTGGAAGACTTCAGAGATGGGTGGAATGCTTCATGGGGTGTCGAACCTTATCCAAACGAAGCACCCATTCTTCCACCTGCCCCCATCCTTAGCCCCACACTATATCCAGTAGGCACACGCCTTCGCTTCGTAAATAATATGGATCATCAGGGCATTGTAGTAAGCAACGGTATGTTCTTCCCCAAATCAAAGGAGGGTTGGACAACTACTGTCAAACTAGAAGATTGGATTATTCTTGCAAATACTGTGGGA